TGGCTTTCTGAGGAAACTGGAGTACTCGGACTTCGTTCGGCGCTTCAGTCGGCCTACGACCAGTTGGATGAAGCCTTGGGGATTGTCCGCTCCTTCATGCCGAAGGAGAAGCCGTGAACCGCGCTACAGATTCGACAGAGGTTACGCTACCGATTCGACAGGTAGAAGTCCAGATTCTGCACGAAGAGACGGAGTGCGAAATGGCGCACGAAGCTTGTGGGTTCTGCACCAACGGGCAGACCGAACGAGGAGCCCGTTGGAGTTGCGGGGGGACGGGGAATCGGTTGACCCCGAGCGAGTGGTGGCGCCTGCATCTTGGAGACAGACCGACAGAAAGGACAACCGATGACCCCTGCTGAGATTCAAGAGTTGAGAGAGAAGCACGTCGCCTACGGCGGTTATTGCTCCCTGTGCGCCGAATGGAACGACGTTCTTGACAGCCATTTGCAATCGCGCCACCCCTGCGATGTCATTCTGGTTTTGGACGCATACGAGGAGCTGGTCGCTCGCACAGATTCCGAGCAGATCACAACCAACCTAGCCCCCGAAGCCCCCGAATCCGTACAACCGTAGTGACGAAAGGAACCAGATGAGGATTATCGGATGGATACTGTTGTTCGTCCTGTGCGTGCAGGCCGCCCTCATTGAAGCATCCCGGCGTGAGTGGTTATGGGCCGTTGTGTGGATAGGGATGGCTGCCGAGGCGGTCTACCGTATGTCGAGGCTCACCAAGTGATCACCCTAGAGCAAATCCAGCAGGGAATCGCCAAGGAGGTTCGCAGACTGGATGACCTGGTCGAGCAAATCGCGGAGGCCGGGGACCGCGCTGCCGAAGCCGAGGCGACGTACAGGACCCTCTACGCCAAGTCACGCCTGACCGTCCGGGCCCTGCACGCCGATGTCAAGTTGACCGTGGACGAGGTGGCAGACCGGGCGCAGGACATGACCTCGGATTCTCAGCGTGAGCACTTCATCGCTCAGAACCTCCTGACCACCCGACGCGAGGCGTTGCGGGCCTCTCAGGCCCGTCTAGACGGCTTACGGAGCCTTCTGTCATCGTTCAAACTTGCGGGCGGCTAGTTGTCACGGCCCAGGATTACTGTTAGCATCACATCAGAGGAGGAAACATGAAAGTCGTAGCACTCACCAACAAGATGTCCGAAAAGGAGTGGCTGGAGGCTCGCAAGAAAGGGATTGGCGGTAGCGATGCCGGGACCATCCTCGGGGCCAACCGCTTCAAGAGCGCCTACCGCCTGTACGCCGAGAGGGTCGGACTCGTCGAGGACACGTTCAAGGGGAACAAAGCCACCGAAGCCGGACACGCCCTGGAGAGAGCGGTGGCGGAGATGTACGCCAAGGAAACTAACGCTTGTGTCGTGTGGTGGCCGGTCATCCTGCAAGGAGAACACGAGTTCATGCTGGCAAACGTGGATTTCTTCATCGTGGAGCAGGACGAGTTCGGTCACTTCCAGCCGGGCAAGGTCAGCGACCACCTATCGGCAGATGTTCCCGTTGGCATAAAGGCGATTCTTGAGATCAAGACCTCGGGCATCACCGGCAGACCCTCAGCCGAGTGGAACCATAACGGGGTACCGAAGTCTTACTACTGGCAAGGATGCCACTACGCCGAGGTGACGCAGGTTCATGACGTGGTGTTCTGCTGCCTCCTCGGGGGGACTGGGCTAGTCATCCGCGAGCGTCACTACGAAGCAAGCACCCGTGAGATGCTGGTCGAGGCCGAGGCGAGGTTCTGGAATCAGGTGCAGAACCACATCGAGCCGGATTTCGTCGGGGCCGAGGACGAACTGGAAGCCCTCAAGACCCTCTACCCCGATTCTCGGGGGGAAGTCGAGATTGACCAAGACGTGCTGGACGCGGTGTCGGACCTGCGGGTAGCCCAGGACAAGCTAAAGCGCCAAGAGCAGGAGGTGAACCGCCTCAAGGCCGTCCTGGTCTCTGCCATCGGAGAGGCTGAGGCCGCCTCCTACCGCGGGGTGACGTTCTACACCTACCGCAAGACCGAGCCGGGCGAATCCTTTGACGCTAAGGCGTTCAAGGAGGCAGAGCCGGAGTTGTACGCCAAGTTCACCAAGCCCCGTTCGGGCTGGCGCGTGCTGAGGATGGTGGGGGAATGAGAGCCAAGGCCACCTGCCTTATCTGCGGGCACTCCAAGGACTTCCGCTTCATGGTCCCGCGACGATCACTGCGCTGGCTCACCCTGCACGCCAAGTGGTGCGCGAACTTCCAGGTCATGCTGGCCTCCGACACCCGAGCCTGGCGCGAGAAGTTGAGGAAGTTCCATGTTTGACGATTTTGACGAATTTGTGGAATACCACCAGATTTCCTACGAGGAACTGGGGCCCGCCTTCGCCGCGTGGCTCGACGGTTCGGGGTGGGATGGGGACTACCAAAAGGTTGGCGAGTGACCGTAGTAGCCGCCATCACCACAAGCCAGGGGTCGTGGATTGGCTCGGATTCCATGAGTTCGGGGGATGGGATCTGCACAGCCTCGGCCAGCCCGAAGGTGGCCAAGTTCGGAAACCTCATGGTGGGGTTTGCTGGAAACTGGCGAGTGGGCCAGCAACTACTCGAACACTGCTCCCGGCTGAGCGCCCCGACCCTGCGCCAAGTCCTAGAACTTGACCTACCCGACACGGATTGGGGACAGTTCCTGGTGGTGGAGAACCAGCGAATCTACGAGATTAACCCCGACAAGGGTGTAATCGAAGCGTTGTCCGACGAGGACGGGGCGTATATGGCGATTGGCTCGGGGGCTCCGGTGTGCCTCGGGGCTCTCGGAATCATGCGTGGCTCGCTGAACCGTGAGGTGTTGAAGCGTGCGATGGTGGTGACCGCGGAACACTGCACGACGGTAGGCGGTCCGTTTACCGTCATCGGTTGAAACTTGTCACCAGATGTGGTAGTCTTTATCCGTATGCTGGGTACATTCTGCCCGGCAACGTTGGGCTAACGCAAGGCTCCCTAACGATGGCGACGAACGAACGCACCGAAGAGCAGGCAATAATCGACACCCAGGCGCTCAAGCTGCGCAACTTGGGAATGTCCTACCAGGCCATTGCCGACCACATGGGATGCTCCAAGCCCACGGCCTACGCCAGATGCCAACGCGCCCTAGCCGCCATCCCTGCCGAAGCGGTGGACGAGTACCGGCGCATCGAGGGACAACGTCTTGATCTGCTTCTAGAGGTGGCGATGGAGAAGGCCCTTTCCAACGAGAAGGGTTCCTTGTTCGCCATTGACAGAGTGCTGGCAATCCAGGAGCGCCGCGCCCGTCTGCTGGGACTGGACGCCCCGGTCAAGACCGAAGTCATCACCCTCGACTACATCCAGAGCGAAATCCAGCGCCTAGAAGCCACCTTGGGGGATATAGATGCCGACGATAGCGCAGGAGAGGTTAGCCAGCCTTAAGAGGCTTCAGGCATTAGAGCTCAAGAAGCGCGAGCAGGACACCGAACTAGCCAAGGCGCAGATTTCCAAGACCCGCTACCGCCAGCAGGCCCGCGAACACCAGTTGCCCCCTGACGGAGACTGGCGAATCTGGCTCATCATCTCCGGGCGTGGCTGGGGAAAGACATTCACCGGGGCCGGATGGCTCATTGAGAAGTCCTTAGAGACCCCCGGAATCGAGTGCGCGGTGGTCGCCCCGACCTTCACCGATGCGCGCAGGACCTGCGTCGAGGGACCGTCTGGCATCATCAAGAGCCTCTTACCGGGCCAACTCCAGTTCTACAACCGCTCCAACGGCATGATTACCCTGGTGAACGGCTCCAAGATTCACATGGTCTCGGCAGACGAGCCAGACCGTGTCCGAGGGCTGAACCTGTCCTACGCCTGGTGCGACGAGTTCGGATCATGGCGATACGACGAGACCTGGACCGAGGGACTGGCCCCGGCCCTGCGAATCGGTCACCCTCAAACCATCATCACCACCACCCCCCGCCCGACCAAACTGATTCGTGAATTCGTATCACGGACAGACGGTTCGGTTGTGGTCACTCGCGGATCCACCTTCGACAACGCCGCCAACCTTTCCCCCGCCGCCCTCGCTGAACTGAAACTCCGCTACGAGGGGACACGCCTCGGTCGCCAGGAACTATACGGAGAAATCCTCACCGACACCCCCGGCGCACTCTGGACGATGGACGACATTGACAAGGCGCGTATCAAGTCTGCGCCCGAGTTGACCAGAATCGTCGTAGCCATCGACCCCGCGGTGACCTCGGGAGACGATTCGGACGAAACCGGCATCGTCGTAGTCGGTAAAGGCATAGACGGCAGGGGATACGTCCTGGCCGACCGTTCCTGCCGATTGTCCCCCGATGGCTGGGCGAGGCGGGCGGTGCAAGCCTTCGAGGACTTCCAGGCCGACCGAATCGTGGCCGAGAAGAACCAGGGGGGCGAAATGGTCGAACTGACAATACGCTCCGTCATGCCCCACGCGCCCTACAAGGGGATTACCGCCAAGGTGGGTAAGAGGCTCCGCGCTGAACCCATCGCGGCCCTCGCCGAGCAGGGCCGAATCTCCCACGTCGGGATGTTTGAGGAGCTGGAGGACCAGATGGTCACCTGGCTCCCCGATTCCGGCCACTCCCCCGACCGACTGGATGCCCTGGTGCATGGGTTGGCCGAACTGAACCTCGCCACGGGGTCGAGTGCTGATCGCTTCTTCGAGAGCATCGCCCCCGACTGCCCGCAGTGCTTCATGCCCTGCCCCGTGGACGCTCCGAACTGTCCGTCATGCGGTCTAAGTCTGCGCCTGCCCGACTTAACGCAGGTCTACCCCCGATAGGAAACAATGGCCTTCTGGAATCGTAAATCGCGTGACGAGAAGATGGCCGAAGTGGTGGCCGAGGCGGTCAAGGCCGGGCTTTCTGGCTCCCCCTACGCCAATTCCGGCTACAACGTCGCCACCCCCGCCGAACCCTACCCCGGAATGGCCGGACAGGGGTTGGTGCAGACCATCGGCCAAGCGGTCCCGATGGACCGTCCCGGTGGGGCGTTCGGTGCCATGCTCGGCCCGGCGGCCCCGCTGCTCCCCGCGCCCATCGACGTGGTCCTGGACGATTCTGGCCGGGCGATGCCCCGTCGCTACGAATACCAGGTAGCGACCAACCTCAACCTGACCCAGCAGGAAGTCCCCTACCAAATCCTGCGCTCCCTCGTCGAGCAGTGCGACATCGTCCACCGCGCCGCCGAGATTCGGGTCAACGACATCGTCAAGCAAGGCTGGACCTTCGCCCTGTCGGATGAGTGCATCAACAACATCATGCAGGAGCAGAACTGCTCGCACGCCAAGGCTTCACGAATCGGGCGCGACAAGTACGGCGACGAGATCAACCGCCTCAACGCCTTCTGGGAGAACCCCTACGTCGCCGGAGACCGTTCGTGGACGGAGTGGATTACCGAGGCCCTGTGGCAAATCATCACCTTCGACCAGTTGTGCGTCTACCCGCGCTACTCGCTCGGAAAGTCGTTGATTGGCCTGGACATCATTGACGCTCCCACAATCAAGATCCTCCTTGACAACCGCGGCGACATCCCCCACCCCCCGGCACCGGCCTACCAGCAAGTGTTGTGGGGATTCCCCCGAGGAGAGTTCACCGCCTCCCCCGACAGCGACGGGGAGTTCTACAACGGCGTGGGGCGTAATGGGGAGTTCCTGACGGACCAAATGGCCGTGTTCGTGAAGAACCGCCGCACCTGGTCACCTAGTGGATTTTCCCCGGTGGAAGAGGCAATCCCGGCAGCGACCCTCTACCTCGACCGCCAGGCGTGGATGCGAGCCGAGTACCAGGCTGGCACGATGCCCCAGACCTTCATGAAAACCAACTCAATGGAGTTGTCCATCGAGAAGTTGGCGGCATATGAGCGCATCCTGAACGACCGCCTGACGGGTTCGACCGCCGAGCGCCACCGCATCAAGGTTTTGCCCGATGGCTTCGACCCGGTCGCCATGCCGAACATCGACGAGCGATTCAAGGCGGACTATGACGAGTTCATCATCAAGCGCATCGCCGCAATCTTCGGGGTATCTCCGAACGCTCTGGGGGTCATCGCCCGCGCCGGTCTCGGTGGAGGCAAGGGGGCTCAGCAGGGCGAGCAGGACAACAGCGAATCAGTCTCCACCCGCCCGATGGAGAACTACATCACCGATGTCATCAACTCTCTATCTCGACGCTTCCTTCAGGCCGACAAGAACGTCACGTTCATCCTGAACGACAGCGCCTCCGCCGAGGATGAGTTCAACCGCGCCAAGGCCCTACAGACGGCCCTGTTCAGCGGACAAAAGACCCTCAACGACGTGCAGGGGGAACTCGGGCAGTCCCTCTACGACATGCCCGAGGCCGACGAGCCCTTCATCGTCGCAGGCAACGCCATCCAGTTCCTCAAGGGGATGCTGGATGTCTCGACAACCGGAGAAACGGTAGGCCAGAATGGACCTGGGATCAGTGGTTCGAGCAACGCGCAAGGCCCAGAAGAAGGCCAAGACGCACAAGGCCAAGGTCCACAAGGCATCGGTCAAGCACCCGTCAGTCAGGGCCAAGAGGCGCAAGCTGGTCTGAAGAAGGACGAGGCCAAGGCGTTTGCTAGGTTCGTCTCCAAGCCCCGCTCGCGTGAGTTCGTGTTCAAGTACCACACGCCCGAAGAGGCAGAAGTCCTGAAAGCGCAGATAACCGATACCCCAAAAGGTTCGATTACTAAGCGCCAGTTGAGCGACCACCCTGGCTTCGAGCATCTGAAGAGAGTGGTCAAGAAGCACGGCCCGCTGATCACCGCGGCCCTCGCCGCCTCGGTAGTCGGAATCGACAAGGCCATCGAGCAGGCGATGAACGCCAACGCCTCGCAGATGAGCGCGGACCACATAGCCAGCGTCGCTAGTGGCGCAGTTCTCGGGAACATCAGTTTCACCGGTGAGGCGCAGACCGCCCTGAAGGGCCTCTACAAAGCCTCCATCGACTCCGGCAAGCCCGGACAGCCCGCGGAGATTGGCCCGAGGGTCCAGGCGATGCTCGACCGCACCGGCCAGACCATCAAGGGCATCAACGACACCACGCTGAGCCGGATTCAAACCGCACTGCGTGACGGAATCGCCAAGGGCCAGTCGGCGCACGACATCGGGACCACAATCGGGCAAATCGTCAACGACCCGACCCGCGGTGACGTCATCGCCCAGACCGAATCCAACCGCGCCTACTGCCAAGCCACCGTGGACCAAATCGCCAGCACCGGCGCGGACTACTGGTACTGGAACGCCTACGAATCGGCCTGCGACGAGTGCGCGGACCTGGAATCGGCCAACCCGCACGACATTTCCGACCTTGCACCACCCGACCACCCGAGCTGCCAATGCTGGGTGACCGACGCACCCTCAGATTAGGAGAATCATGGACGACATCAAGTACGCCTACTTCGGTGGGCTCACCGCCAAGCGTGGCGAGGACGGCATCATGCGCGTCAAGGGCCTGGCTACTGACGACACGCTGGACCTCGACGAGCAGATTTGCGACCCCGCCTGGCTCGCCAAGGCCATGCCCGAGTGGATGGCGATTGGCAACGTGCGCGAGATGCACCAGTCCAAGGCGGTCGGCAAGGCGCTGGAGATGGAGCAGGTCGGCTCCGGCTTCGTGGTGGAATCCAAGATTGTAGACAAGGAAGCGGCCATGAAGGTCGAAGAGGGCATCTACACCGGCTACAGCGTCGGCATCAAGGGCGCTCGCGTGGTGAAGGATGCCAAGGCCCCCGGCGGACGAATCGTTGACGGCACCATCGTCGAGGTCTCCCTGGTGGACCGCCCGGCCAACCCCTCGGCCCGCATCGAGATCGCCAAGGCCGTGAACGGGGAACTGGTCAAGGGTGAGGCCGTTCTCGAAAAGGCCGAATCTCCCACCATGAACGCTGAGGCCAAGATGACCGAAGAGCCGGGAATCGCGGACGAAGTCCTAGACCACGACATCCCCCAGACCTGCCAGTCGTGCGCCGGGACCGGCAAGAAGTCCAACGTCATGGGGAACACCCAGGAGACGGACTGCGAGGTCTGCGGAGGCACCGGACACCAGCCCGAGGGACGTGAGTCCAACATCGAGCCGGTGCGCCAGGGCATCCCCCAGGAACTTGAGAACCGCGACATGAAGTCTGCGGAGCCGGATGTCGAGAAGAAGGACTATTCCGACAAGGAGCGCAAGGCAATGGCCGACAAGGGTCAAGCCATGCCCGGAGGTGGGTTCCCCATCAAGACCGTTGCGGACCTGGAGAACGCCATCCAGTCGATTGGCCGCGCCAAGGACCGCGCCTCAACCATCGCCCACATCAAGGCCCGCGCCAAGTCCCTCGGCAAAGAATCGCTGATTCCCGACGAGTGGAAGTCCCTGGACGCTGACCTGACCAAGTTCGTGGACGCGCTGACCAAGGCCGCCAACGACGACGAGTGGCTGCACGACCCCGAGCAGTTGGCCGCGGTCCGTGACGGCATCGTATCGCTCATCAAGGCCGAACTGGACGAGTTCGCCCAGGGCGAGGACGAGCGTTGGGACATCGCAGACCTCGCATCGGCCCTCAACACGTTCCTGTGCTGGTGGGACAAGGAAGCATCCGAAGGGGAGACCACCCCACCGTTCACTACAGATGGAGATGACACAATGGCCTATGTAGCGATGGGCGTTAGCCCTGACCTTATTAAGACCGCAAGCGCCGACACCGCGACCCCCGAGGACCGCGACGCGCTACGCACAGAGATCGTCAAGGCTTTGGGCCTTGAGGAAGCAACCACGGTGAAGGCCGAACTGACTGAGGCGAAAGAGCAGATTGAACTGCTGAAGGCCGAACTCAGCGAGGTGAAGTCGTTGGCGGCACCCGGCGGACCCGCACTGCGGGCGACCCGCGAGCAGACCACCAAGTCTGCGACCGCGATGGCCAACGAGGTGGAGGCGATTCGCCTTCGTCGCTTGGCCGCTGAAATCGTGGACCCCGCCCTTCGTAATGCGTACCTAGAAAGTGCGCGTCACCTTGAGGCATCCAACTAACTCCTAACAGAAAGGTGCAATCGTGGCTTACGCTGCTCCCGCACTTGACCAACTCTTCAGCGGACTTCCCGCCGACGAGCAGGTCCGACGCTTCGAGGCTTACAAGTCAGCCTTGAGCGCAGTCCACTCATCCACCATCAACGCCCACCGGCGTGGTGAGATTTCCTTCGACCCCCAGCGCGGTATCCAGAAGCGTGCCGGTGTCGCTGAGCGCATCGAGAGCTTCAAGACGGAGATTTCGAAGGCCGTGTCCGGTGACCAGTTGGCCGCCGTTCAGTCCTCGCTCGACGGCTTGGCCGACCTGCAGAAGGACCTCACCCTGACGAGCCCGTTGAACAACACGGTCTCGGGCATCTCGGGTCTGGTCCCCTACGACCTCGACCCGGTCCTGTCGCTCCTGATTCCGAAGGAACTCTACCTGCGCAACTCCATCGCCCGCATCAAGGCGCAGGGTCAGGCGCTTGAGTTCCGTCGCATCACGGGTGTCTCGAACGCCGGTGTCGGTGGTGTCGCCAACCTCTCGACGTTCTTCTCCTCGACCTCGGCCTCGACCTCGTTCGGCGGTATCTCGCTGAACCGTCCGACCAAGATCACCTACGCGGCTGACAAGATTGTCAAGTCCTTCGTGGAGCAGGGTCTGTCGGACAGCGTGAGCCTCCAGGCTGAGTTTGCCGGTCAGGGTTACACCGACCTGCGTCAGTTGTCGCACACGGCCCTCATCTGGGCGCACTTCCTCGGTGAGGAGCGCAACCTGCTCAACGCCGTTTCGACCGCGCTCTCGACCTCGGGTCTGACGTTCACCGCCGCCCCCGACACCACGGGTACGGGAATCACCACTGGTTCGGCCTCCTCGGTCTGCCAGGTGACCCTGTCCTCGGCCTACGGTGAGACTGCCCCGCTTTCGGCTGGCACCATCACCACGGTCTCGGGCCAGGGCGCGAAGTGGACCTTCACGGGGAGCATCCCGGCTGGAACCGTCGCCATCAACATGTACGTCACCATCGGTGGTACGGTCTACAAGACCACCACGCCTTCAACGGCGGCCACCGGCCCCACTGGTCTGGCCTACGCCTCTGGCGCTACGGTCCCCAGTTCGGACGGCTCGTACAACACCTACGCGGCTGGTAGCAACTCGGCCACGGGTTACGACGGCTTCATCTCCACCCTCGCCACCTCGGGCGGCTACGTCAACGCCCTCAACGCGCTGATTTCGTCCCAGAGCGAGCCCGGTGGGTTCGTGCAGGACGCGCTGGTGAGCCTCTACAACTCCACGATGGCTGACCCCGAGGTGATTTTCACCACGGCTGCCGTTCGTCGTGCGTTGGCCAAGGCCATCCAGAGCAACGCGAGCAACGCCGCCTACCGCCTCAACTACGAGACCGGCAGCAACGGTGTCACCGTGGGTAGCCTCATCAACGCCATCCAGAACGAGGCGACGGGTACGATGGTTGACCTCATCACCCACCGCTTCATGCCTGCTGGCACGATGGTCATCCACCAGAAGCAGTTGCCCTTCCCGGACAGCGGTGTGTCGCAGACTGTCGAAGTTCACAACGTGGTTGACTCCATGATCATCGAGTGGCCGCAGATTGGCTTCTCGTACGATGTGAGCTCGTACACCTACGGCGCTCTGGCCTTCCGCGCTCCGGCGTGGTCGGGTCTGGTCACCGGCATCCTGGGCTAGTCCCAACCAAGTCGCTAGGCACCTGGACAGGCTGAACGCCGCAGATGTCCTAGCACCGGCGGTTGAGCGGGTGGGGTCCCCCCTTGCCCCACCTGCTCCCGCCCTTTCGCACAAGGGAGAAACACATGCGTCTCGTCGGTTCCGACAGAGGATTGAAGGAAATCACCGTCAACGATGGCCCGGTCATTCCGCGCCAGAAGGACGGGACGTTTCACGTTGACGGGCAAACCGGCAAGAGTTTGGTCAAGTCGGGAGACTTCGCCGTTGCCGGGACCAACTTTCGCAACGCCAAGGGCTACAAGTGTGTGGCCTGCGGATTCGTCACCGTGTTCCGCGACCACTGCGGCAAATGCGACGGCACTGAACTGGTAGAGGAATCCTAGATGGTTGTTGCACCCTTCATCCTGGCCGAGGGCAAGGTCGAACCCTACGTCTCGCTCGTCGAGGTGAAGAACAGCCCCACCGCGGCCATCATCGACTTCACCAACCTGATTCCCGACGGCTCGCAGGTCGCCCAGGACATCGCCCTTCAGGAGTTAATCGTCCGCGCCTCCTCCAAGGCCGACGTTCACACGATGGGTATTATGGGTTCGCTCAACGCGACATCCAACACCGAGAACGGGCGCTACCGCCCGAACCGCGCCGGGGAAATCATCATCTCCCCCACCTTCAAGCCCATCCTGGCCGTCACCGATTTCCAGGTCGGTTGGGGACCGGGCCAGGGGCTCTACGACATCACGCTTTCCACGTCGAACTGCTCAATCGAGCGCGACCAGTTCATCATCACCGCTCCCACGACCCTCGGCCTCTACTTCGGGGCCGGTCTTTCTATTGCCGGAGGGCGCTGGGGGTACCAGCATCAGATGTATTGCCAGTGGACCTACGTCAACGGCTGGGCCAACACCTTTACCGCCGCGACCGTGGCGGCTGGGGCGACTTCAGTAACCGTGAAGGATCCCACCGGCATTTACCCTGGGATGCAAATCACTTTGTGGGACGGGCAGAACGACGAGACGCTGAACGTCTCCACGTCCTACGTCCCCGGCACCTCGACAATCACCTTCCAGTCGGGCTTCCAGTACGCCCACGGCTCGAACGTCAACCTGTCCACGATTCCCGCCATCGTCAAGCAGGCCGTGATTCACTTCATCGTCGGCATGGTGAAGGAGCGCGGTCAGGGTGCTCTGGTCCTGAACGAGATTGGCGAGCCCACCGCTGGACACCACACCGCGATGGACGAAGAGGCGATGGCCTACGACATCCTCGATTCCTTCAAGGCCGTCTGGGGCCGTTCGTGAGCCGTTCGTCGGTACGCGCCGCAGTGGTCAACTACTTGCAGAACGCTGGCCTCCCCGGGGTCGGGTCGGGGAACGTCAAGCCCTTCCCGGCCAAGATCACCCCCGAGGGGGACTTCTACCAGAACGAGGACCCCGGCCACATGCAGGGGGTCATCATCTTCACCCACATTGAGCGCCAGCACGAGAAGCGCATCGAGCTGCGCGGGGCGACCGGGGGAGGCAAGGAAGTTACCTACGAGTTCGCCTTCACCATCTTCTTTCGTTCCTCCCAGCCCAAGTCCGAGGACGCAGGCAAGGACAACGAGACGTTCTTGGACGCCCTCATCTCCGCGGTGCGAGCCTCCAAGACAGCCGGGACATCGGACGGGACTGTCTGGCAGTGGGGTGAGGGCCAGATGAACGGCGGGACGGACGTGCAAATCGAATCCGACTACCCGCGCTCCCTCAATGGCAAGTCGGCGGTCACACAAGTTGTCTCCGTCGCCCGCGTCATCGTCATCGAACAAACCGTTAACTAGAACGCAAAGGAAGCCATGTTAACCTTCACCGATTCCGAGCCCCGCGTCTACTGCGACATTCTGGTGGACGGCCAGGTCCTCGTCGCCCAGCCGGGCCAGTCCTACGACATCACCGACCCCGCAGACGGACGCTGGGAAGCCGCTCGGAGCGCCCCAGAAGCCCCCGTAGCGCCCCCTGTTGACGCTCCCGTATCCACCGACCCGACTAGCAACTAAGGACACATCATGGCCGGACCCTACTTAACCGCCAATAGTCAATTCGGCCTCATCGTCGAAGCGACCCGCGGCACCCTGCCCGCCTCGGGAACCCCGTACTACATCCCCGTAGTCTCCCCCCAGGTCACCCCGATGCAGAAGTTCCTGCGTGACGAAGCCCTGCGCGGCTCGGCCAACCTCGTCTACGACCAGATTCAGGCCGTCCGACACGACGAGGTCGAGTTCACCTCGTGGCTCTACGGAGACACCTTCCCGGTTTACCTGCGTGCCATCCTCGGAGGAACCGACACCACCACCGGCTCTGGTCCGTACACCCACGTCATCAAGTTGCTGAACAGCCCCACGACGGGTTCACAGCCGCCCTCGTACTCCCTGTTCGACTTCGACGGTGCCAACTACTTCACCATGTCGGGCACGCAGATGGACAGCCTCAACCTGTCTTTTGGCGCTGAGGCGGCGGTCGAGGCCAAGACCAAGTGGATGGCGAACCCCTACGTCTCCTACACCGCGGCCCCGGCTCCCTTCACGTCGGTGTCGTACTCCGCAGAGCGCGCGGTTCCGGCCTGGGACACGACGGTCACAATCAACTCCACGTCCTTCACCAACGTGGTGGACGGGACCATTGACATCAACCGCAAGACCCAGCCCATCTTCACGATGGGAACGCAGGCCCCCTACGCCAACTTCGCGGGCCCCATCGAGGTATCGGGAAAGTTGACGCTGGTCGTGGCCACGAACGCCGACCCGTTCTCCACTCCCACCACCTCAGGCTACGCCCTGACCCGCTCACCGCAGGCGATGGTGGTCGCGTTCACCGACCCCAACGACCAGACCTCTTCGACGAACCACAGCGTCACCCTGACCATGTCGGCGGTGCAGTTCCAGAACGTCAAGCGCACCCGCGGCAAGGAATACACCGAAGTCGAGGTGGAATACACCGCCAACGGCAACAGCACCGACGCTTCAAGCGGATACTCGCCGATTCAGTCCAGCACCGTCAACGGAACGTCAGCGTCGTACTAACCAAACCGTAAAGGGGAAACATGCCACTCATCCAACTGCCGAACAATCAGTCAGCCCTCATCGTCTCTCGGGACGAAATCACCGAGCGCCAGTCTCGGGCCATCAGCGAAGCAATGTTCACCGCGACCGCGACCAGCGGAAGTCTGAACGCCAAGGGCTTCAACAACGATGACCCCGAGACCTGGCACTTGGTGGGGGCTGACGATTTCGCCAATCTGCGCCAGTTCCAGTCGGTCCTCATCGTGCAGATGGTGAAGTCTTGGACCCTCGGAGAACTGCCGACCATCGAGACAGTCATCGACATCCCCAAGGGGACCTTCGACCTGTTGAGCGAGGCGTGCGCAGCCGAGTTCCTGGCCAGTGGCGTGTCGGTGGAGGTTGACCCCGACCCAAAAGCAACTACTCCCGACTCCAACGCCTAGTCAAGCAGTCCGAGGGTCGCACCGTCCTATCGGAGCCCGACCCCGAGCTGGTGGCGATGGTGAGGGAATACCAGTTCAGGAAGATTCTGGGCGGGTCGCACGATGATTTCCTCAACCAGCCCAAGAACGTCACGGACTGGATGATTGCCATCCACAACGCCCTGAACGAGGAACGATGACCGTCATCATCAAGGGTGAGGCCCGCTTCGACGAGGCCCTGAAACTTGACATCGTCAAAGCCAACGCCGCCGCCCGTCGCATCGTCGAGCGCGGTGGACTGGTCATCGCCCGCGAAGCCCAGGAAAAGTGGCGACAGTACCCCGGAGGTAGAACAGTCTCCCAACGTACCGGGCGCGCCTACTTCAAGTCCACGCCGCCCTTCCAGGCGATTCGCCCCTGGCCCACTCAGCGCACCGGAAACACCAAGCGATCAACGAAGGTGCAGAGCGTCAGCGCGGTGAGTGCGTCGGCGTGGATGTCCACCACCGGCCCCTCCACTCAGTACGCCGGATTTGTGGAGTGGGGGACGCGCTACATCAATCCCGGATTCCCCGTCCTGCGTCCAGCGGTCGAGGATTCAGCCGTGGAGATTCAGTCAATAGCCGAAGAAGAATGGGCCGCCGCCCAGGGAGAATGACATGGGTATGCTCCCGCCGCTCGTAGCCACGCTCATCGCGGACACGAAAGAATACACCGCCAAGATGGACGAGGCCCAGGCGAAGATGGCCGAGTTCGGGGGGGCGTCCGAGGCCACCGGCGCGAAGATGGCCGGGTTCGCGTCCAAGGCTTCCACCGCGGTCCTCGGTGTCGGCGTGGCCCTTGGGGGGCTTGCGCTGGAGAAGGCGTACTCCTTCAGTGAGGCGATGGACAAGCTGAAGAATCAGGCGGGACTGACCGACGCGCAGATGAAGCAGATGTCCGCTTCCATCCTGGCCACTTCCTCGGCAACGGGTGTCAGCACCGGCGACCTCGCTTCGGCTGCCATCGGCATCGAGCAGGCGGGGATTCGCGGCAAGAACGCGATGGACCTCCTCAACGCGGCCTCACAAGCCGCCGTGGTCACCAACTCATCCGTGGCCAACACCACTGCCGCAGTCGTGGCCGCTGAGAAACTGCGTATCACGTCTGGTATGACGATGGCCAACGTCATGGGCGTGTTGGTCGCTGGCTCTAAGAACTTCACCGGCGGTCTGGCGGCTGAGACATCCATGCTGAGTGGTCGCGTGGGCTCGGCCCTCGCCAACTACGGGCTGAAACTCCAGCAAATCATCCCCATCGGTCAGCAGTTCGCCGCGGCTGGACTTCCCACGCGCTCCATCTCCTCTTTCGCCACCGGACTGGGCAAAATCAACGCTCCCATCGAGGTGTTCAAGAAAACCTCCAAGGGAACGACCGAAACGATGTCCACCTACGCGGTCGCCCTGGAGCACGCGGGGCTTTCGGTCACCCACTTGCAGACGCTTCTGCGCACCGGCGACATCCCCGGCCTCCTCCTGCAAATCCGAGACGCGGCGGCTCGCTCGCACGAACCCCTCTCGCAGTTGGTGAACCTGGTGTTCGGTACTGGCGGTGGGGCGGCGGCGTCGGTCCTCATCAAGAACCTACAGCAACTCACGACCTCGACGAACAAGTTGAAGGGCGCGGGGGCTGGCTCGCTCACGTCGGGGTTCGAGGAAGCGATGAAGCAGATTGGACCGCAAATCGCCAAACTGAAGGCGCAATTCGACGCGGCCCTCATCAGCGGTGGTCAGTTGCTCCTGCCGTACTTCTCCAAGGCGGTCGGGATGCTGAACGACACGTTCAGGTACTTCCAGACGCACCCCCTAGAGTTCCACATAGCGGCTGGTGCGCTCGGGGCGGTCCTCGGCGGGGCGTTGCTCCTGAAGATGTCGGCGGCTGGTGTCGCCCTCGCCAGTGCCTTCGGGATTGAGTTCACCGCCTGGGCCTCCGTCGCCTGGGCTGGGTACGGTGCGCTCCTCGCCACGTCCTTCGTCTCGACCCTGTGGGCGCTGGACTGGCTGAAGAAGCGGGCCACGGTCACCCCGAGCGCCAAATTGGCCCCGTGGCTCCAAGAGCTCCTGACTAAGGCCGGAATCCCCGCGGGGGCGACCACGTCCCTAAGTGCTACAGGCATCAAGTACCTGGAGAACAAGTACCACATCTACCCGCCCAAGGTAACGGTGGTGGTGAAGCCCCGATGAACGACGAACAACAGCAAATCGACATCGAGATTGACGTGGCGATGATTGCTCAGTTCCTCGCGGCCAACCCCGCGTTCATCAACGCCGTGGCTATGGCTGAGCGAAACGCCCAGACCAAGTACGTCCGGGCGATGGGGAACCTCTACGCCACCACCGCCGAGCGTCGCAAGCGTCCTCGCACGATCAACCCCAACACGGTCCAGCGCACATGGTAGCCATCCCCTCTCTTCCGGTCTTTGACGTTTACATCGCCTTCAACCCGACCGCCTCGGGCGCGACGATGAACACCGCCTACTCGGTCGCCTTGCCCTCCTCGGGCTCCTCCAACTCCTACTGGACCAACGTGTCGCAGTACCTCATGAATTCCGAGACGCACGACGGCCGCCAGCACTTCCTCGACCGCATGGAGGCCGGGACCTTCAAAGGCACGTTCAACGGGCGCGACGGGTTCTTTTGGAATGGGACGGTTAACGCGACGGGATATACCGTTGCCCCGCGTATGCCGATTGCCGTGACCGAGACCTGGAGTGGCACGACCTACCGGCGGTTCTTCGGGTTCATCGACTCGGTCAAAGAGCAAATCACCGACCAGTTGAATTCGGACGTGCTGATTGAGGCCACGGACCAGTTGAAGCAACTGTCCCTGCGCAAGATGGAATCTCCGCAGTTCTGGGCCAAGTACGCCCA